CCAAGGTCTAGCCACGTGGTTTGAATCGTTGAGGTGACGTTCTGCTGAATGCCGCCCTGTCTATCCACCACCGTGTTTGGGTCCACCAACCAGTAATTCCCAGTGCTATCACAGAACAGCCACTTAGGTATACCTGTAAGATTATAGTAGAAGATTATGCTTAGAGGGTTATCTGTGAGACGCCAGATATACCACTTCCTGAGATGCATATCGTAGAGGCAGATTGTATCGACATTGGTATTTGTTCCTGTTGGAATCCCCAGCATGTAGAAGTTATAGGGACCATCTGCTACAAAGGTTCCCCACACGTTGCTAACAGCATTGGGATTGATGTTATTAAGAGTATCTTGGATATGAGTTCCAACATCTTGATATGTATTGAAGTCGCTTCCGATTACACGGAAGTCGGGAGTGAGCCACATTGCGCCAACCGGAGTTCCCTCAAGGAACACAGTCTGCCAAGACTTCAAGCTACCAACGCCCGTTTCCGCAAACAAGATTTCGGGCTCACTAAAGGTTGAAGGTCCGTCTCCAGTTACGCGACGAATGTGACGAGTCGTACCAATATAGAGAGAGCTACCATCTGAGTAGAGGGCGATGATGCGCTCTGATTCCTCAGAAATGTCAATGCCGTTCTCAGGTGGCCAACTCTCTTCATATCGACCAACAAGAGTCGTAGTACTCGTAATGAGTTCAGAGAAAGCTTTCGAGAAGTAGACAATCTGGCCAACCGCTGTAAAGAGACGACCACGGTGCTTGATGAGGAGGGACCCTTGCGGTGGCGGCTGATTGCCGACCACCCCGAAGTTGTTCCCGCTCGTATCCGTATACTGAAACACATCGCTGAGAATGAGAGTCTCTTCAGACACACCGTCTTGGAAGACCGTCACTCCATTCGCCACTGTCCCTACGAAGTAGAGAATCGTTGGGTCTCCGCCATCCGCTGTCGCTAGGATGGTGACGTTCGTTACTTGCGGATCACTCGACACAGCAAGGTTGCTGAGAGGGATGAACGCTCCCGCTACGGCCAGAGTGCTTGTACTCACCGGGCTAAGGTCACTGTAGTGACCAGTCACCGTGTTATTGAAAACTTGATAGTAGACTCGACCATTGGTCAGGGTGATAGGACCGTTACCAACGTTCTGAGCTTGGATGTTAATCTCGTAGACCTTCTGATACATATCGTCATGGGCATCCAAGAACGCCATGACTTGCACCTTCGAGACATCCTGTCCCGCCGGAAGTGAGATTTGGTCCCACGATTTGTTCCGGGGAACCGTATCATATACTTGCTGCCAGTTATTCCCGCCATCCAGAGAATACCAGATACCAGCGGTACGGGCATTGACGAGTTGACCATCAGTTCCGTTTACTGGAACCTCGCTCAAGACGTTGAGTTTGATGTTCGTTAGTGTTCCAGAGATAGCTGCAAAGGACCACACGCACCCATAGTAAACATGGGTATGCTGTCCACTCGCTGAAGCGTAAGTATTCTCATTACCGTCGAAAGCATTGCTCGGGTTCGAGTAAGCGTTCGTGGTGCTAGAGTCAAGACCAAACTGGAAGCCTTGGTTCGTCCCACCTTCATATGAACCAACGTGGGCGTTTGGTCCCCAACCATTCAAAAGAGTAGTTGGGAAAATTTTGTTAGTGGTGGTCAGGGTTCCCGGATTCGTTTCCGCGACACCTGAAGGATTATTGACCGTGACGGTCGTTGACGTTGAGCTAACAACAGAGAACGTTCCATTATTTGCTGAGTTGACAAACCCTGCAATAGAGACTGAAGTCCCTGTCACTAGAGTCGAGAGAGCGGTTCCCGTATAGACCGTGTTACCCGCTGAAGCATTAGCTACCGCAGATAGAGCGTATGTGGTGGCCCCGCCTCCACTCGCTTGACCGATAGTGATTGGAGTTGTCGGAGCAGCGATACCAAACTTTGTTACAACTGAACCTATAGACCACTTCTTGGCGTCCGCGACCACACCATCAAGGATATACCCGTAGTCACGAGACGTAACGACTGTTGGGTCATCTGCCCCATTCGAGGGAGTCAGAAGCGATACGAAATTACCAACTGCATCAAAGTATCCGCAGTTATTGTTCGGGCCGAGAATGCCAGTTTGATTCGACGCACTCCCAATAATAGTCCGCTCTCCCGCACTATCTGACTCATAGTCAAAGAGGCGACGAGCGGCAAAGCCAACGTTGTTGTTACCGCCGACAACTTCATCAGAGTTGAAGGAAGTCCCTGCATCTATCTTGGGAAGGAAGCTGCGATATCCGAACCGACGCTGTAGCACTCCATTGAGAGGCGGCAGGATGTTCGTGAGCTTGTTGAACATATCCGCGTTCTGAGCGGGAGGCTGAACGAAGCTTTCGATACCTGCGGTGTCCCAACGAGAGCGCGTATAGCGATAGTTCGCGGCGTTCTCAAGATGCCAAGGTGTGAGTGTGGCTTCACCCATATTAGAACCCTTGCGGCAGGAAGCCGAGAATCTGCTGGTTGATGTAGGTTGCTCCATCCGGGCGCATGAACTCTACGCCTTCAGGGAACAGGTTCTTATCCCAAATCATTTCTCGTAGACCAGACTGATATAGTTCCTGAGAGATTTTTGCTTCGTCTTCTTTGCCCAAGAGCTTCCATGCAAGGAAGTTGACCCCGTGAATGACCACATCTTTGTAGTCTTCCGGGACTTGGAGGAGTTGCGCCGGGCTCGTGAGAGTCGCGCGGTTCTTGTAGTACTGAAACTTAATGAGGAACCCACCGAGGTTCTGGAGGGTATTCGTAGTCGGGAACGTCCCGAGGTTCGTCACTAGACCAGTAGTGGGTTCAACGAAGTCGGTCCCAATGGTGATTGGGGAAGCGTTCTGCTTGAGTTCGTTCTGGTTATCGACGTAGTTGCCGCTAGAGTCCACTGAGGTCGCCTGAACGATATAGACGTTGTAGCGGTTGTATTGGACACCCGACACAGTCACGCCAAACGGGAGCTTAGGGCTCTTGACCACACAGAGGTTGTTCGCGGTGATGAACTGTTGAGCGCTAGCAGCAGGAGCGGTAGACTCTCCACCGAGCTGGTCAACGTAAGTGACCTTCACGAAGTAGGTTCGATTAGCGAGAGCACCGCCCGCGAGAGTCTGACAGATAGGGACCTGAGGAACAGGCTGGGTCACGTTATCGTTCTTAGGCGGGGGGAACATCAAAAGCTGAAAGGGGTCATTCGGATTCTGAACATAGATAGCCGGGAGTCCGGGACGACCTGCCCCAGTCCGGTCCACCAGAGTGGGTCCATACACCTGCTGAGACATCCACTTAAGGGCTCGCAGGTTCGAGATATCAATGACAGAGTCCTTCTTAATCTTATCAACGTCAATCAGGTTGAGCCCTGTATCAACGAACCCGGCAGGAGCCTGACCACTCGCTCCAAGCCAGTAGTTGGATTGACCGTACTCAGTGACGAAGTACTGAGGTTCTGAAAGCAAAAATCCCCAACGGCTAAAACGAAGCATCTGTTTATGGGTGCGGTTCGTATAGTCGATGAGGATGGCTTGACCCGGGGTCGTCGAGTCATTGAGGAGCTGTTGACGGATATCTTGGCTCACGCCGTTCAGGATATCATTTACGCTCGGAAAGTTCGTGTAAGGCACTTTTTATTGTCCTTGTGGCTTTTGGTCGAAGAAATCTTCTTTCCACGAGTGGGCAAAAACAAATCCTTGAACTGCTGTAATGAGCGCTATGTAGTTACCGTCAAGGCGATGGAACCACTGAAGGATAGACCCAAAGGCAGCAAAGAAAACTGCAAAGAGAGTATGTCGTCCCTGACACCAATTAACTAATCGTTGGAACATGGATTTCGACCGGATTCGGGAGCTTGAGGTGCTTATCGTGAACCAACCCCAGCGTTATAATCTTTACGAAAAGGCTGTGATGCTTTTGAGCGGCGTTGTAAGCATCGACGTAGTTCTTCATTACCTCATTGCTGAACGTGATGGCCGCGTCACGTTGCTTTGTGACTGCCGTAAGCTCGGTCTGGAGAACGTCTACTTTCTGATGTTCGTCCTTGACTTGAGCGGTGAGCGTCTCCGATTGCTTGACGACTAGCGGATAATCTGTGACAATCGAATCAGCCTTGCGGAGAGTCTCTGTTTGGCTAAGTAGGCCGCCGAGTTTTGCTTCAAGGTCCGCTTGTACTTTAGCATCAGGGAGGGCTGCCACACTTTGCTGTTGCGACTGACGTTGCGAAGAAAGAGCAACCAACTGAGCTTGCGTGACTTTGAGGCTGTCGTTAAGGCTGTTAAGCAGCGCATCTTCTTTTGTGATAATCGCCTGTTGCTGATTCAGGGTGTCTTGAAACGACTTCGCCTGTTGTGCTAGTAAGACCTTGTCTTCATCTAGCTGACTTCTCTTGCCTGCTGAAAACCCGTCTGCTTCTCGTTTAGCTCCGTACCAGAAGAAGGCTCCTGAGAGAGCAGCGATTAAAAGGACACTCGCGAGAACTTTGGGCTTCATCAGCCACGATAGAATAAGAGCTAACAACTTTGTACCCGCCTAAGCCAAGTAGTTAAGAATGGATAGAGGTCCGGTCTCTTGGCTACTAGTTCCACGTAATAAGAAGATTGATGCACTCGAATCTCTGGAAGTATCTCTGATTCGAGAGACCCATTCAAGGTGGCTTGTGTTTTAGGCCCCCATCGACCATCGACCTTTACGGCCTGACCAATGTCATTGAGAGCCTTTTGACACAATATCGTTGCTGTACCGGGTCCGAGGTTGACACTCATATCTAGCATCTTTGTCGCGACGTTCTGTGAATTGCAGTCTTGATACTGCCAATACTCATGCCTGAGGATTTCGGCAGCTCCTTGTGGTGTGAGATTCTTGATATCGACATCGGGGTGTGCCCGCTTGCTGATACCATACTTTGTCTCACCACCGGGGTCTGCTGGGTTATTGACATAACCCCCTTCATTCACAAGCACTGTTTTCACTGCGACATCGAAGCTAGCTGGCATCTTTAGAACCCTGAGAAGTTAGCGCCAAGTGAGTCTGCTTCGGCTGCACCCGCGTTACTCGCGGCATGCTTACCACCCCGACGCATAATCTCACCCATCTTCTTGTCCTGCCCGGGCTGGAGAATACGCATCTGAGCTTGTAGATGCTGCTGGAGCAAACGCCGAATTTCGGTCGCTTTCTCCGGGTCTACCTTATACCGTCCCTCTTTCCCCGTGTGTCGTCCCTGTTCATCTTTGTCGGGGTCAAATCTTTCGAAGTTAATCGATACGCCGCTATGAGGTTCACCGAACAAATCGGTAGCGGGAACCACAACTACTTCCCACTGACTCTCGTCGTTATTGAGAGCTAACCGTGCGGCAAGGGCTTCTGCACCCTTCTGCGTTTTAGTCTGCAACTTCTCTGCAACTGTCTGAACTTTATTTACTGCGGTGCTGTTGTCAGCCATTTTAGTACCTTTATCCTTGTGGGATGATATGTGAAAGGGGGAGGTGGTAGTGACCTCCCCTATTCAGCTAAGGGTTAATTAGTTGTTCACCGAGGACTGTCCAGCAGAGATGACGGCCCAAATCCAGTTCTGGTTCGTGATAATCGACTTGAACGCGAACTTGTAGCCCATCTTACGGGACTGTTGCAGGGTGTCCGTCTGACCGCCGGGAGCCGCAGCATACACACGGAGGTTCTGGAGGTCGCTAATCTGATACGCATTTCGCGCAATCGCGAAGGACGTAAACAGCTTGTTAGCTGCGCCAGCAGTGGCCTGAGTGGTAGCCGCAAAGCCCGGAGCGTTGGTCTTAATAACGCGGAATCCGGTCAGTTCATTGACTTCGCCGCGCCAGATGCGCTCCGGCTTACCAAACTGGTTGGAAGCCTTGAAGTCAGGGTCTTGCAGCAAGCTAGCATTCACCTGCGGTGCAACGACGAGAACATAATCCCCATCGTCGAACGGGCGTCCGCCTTGGTCCATCAAGTTAGCATGCAGAGCCGTGAGGTCCACATAACCAATCTTATCCGAGGCAGTCGTGGTCGCATTCGAGGTCCGGCCGTTTGGACGGTAGACGTTGCTAGCACTTGCAAGCACGTTGAAAATCAAAATGTCATACGTTTCAGCCGCTTGCAGACCGAGTACGTACAGAGCCCGACCAACCACGTCATGCTTCGAAGTCAGCTCCGCGAGGTCAGACAAGCGCAGCACAAGGCCGTACTGTTCCGCCACCGCAGTGAACTGAGACATAGTCAGACCAATCGCGTCCGGCATTACGCCTTCAGTCAACTGAGTCGGGGACAAGCTGGTTGAAAGCTTTTCCAAACGGTTGAACTGAATCGTCTTGCTGGAGTTAGAAGGAATCGGGTCCTTGTCACCAAACTGGTCGAGCACGGTCATCAGAACCGCGACTTCGAGCAGTTTAGCCGAAAAATAGGTCTGCTGGTCGCTGGCCAAGGAGCCCGCAGCTCCCGGAGTACCAACGCTACCAGTAATCACGGAAACGATATCGTCTCCGATACCAAAGACCAGACCGACGAGAGAAACCAAGTTATTCAAGAAAGTCTTCATTGCTTTTCCTTAGACCCACCGTTTATCGCAAGAGGTCTTCCTGCTTGAAACCTCGCGCTTCCCCTTGCCGAATAACTTCCCTGATTCCTTCGATAGTACCGAGATTGGGTCTCGCTACTGCTTGGGGAGAGGGTAGGCCGGGAGTGCTAGGTTGAGCTGAAGTCCTCACAGGTTGCAAAACTGGAGGGGGAGTTTGTGACGCCTGTTGCTGCAAGACACTTTTAATGTTCATTGCTTGTCCTGCAAGATACGCCAGTTTATAAAGGCCCGGAAGCTGGGAGTAGTACCGAGAATCAGTCTCGGCAGCTCCGATGGCCTGCTTCAGCTCGGGAAGAGAATTCATGGTCTGGGAGAACTGCTCAGACCCGAAGAACTTCGAGGCTTCCGCATTTTCCTTAGAGACCTCGTTGATGGCCTTGGTTCGGACTAGGTCCTGAATCAAGGGAGCAACGGGCTTTAAGGTATCCATCACTAGCTTCTGTTGAACCGCGACATAGTTGTCAGCCTGTCCGCCCTTTGCGGCAGAATACAGGTCTTCCATAAACTTGCTCGGGTTCTGCGTATAATCCAGCACAGGAGGCTGTGACTGTATCGCATTTTCAACAGGTCGGCCCGTGATAGGGTCAATTCCGGTGACTAGCGCGTATCTCTCGCGCAGCGTTTTAACTAGGCCATCCTTTTCGTTCAGGCCCCGAACGGCATCCTCGTGAGTCTTATATACAGATTGGTCGCCCTTAATAAAGAATTCCTGTTGTGCAGGAGTCTGTGGTTGAGCTACCTGTTGTTGGACTGGAGGCTGCTGTGTCGCGACTTGCTGCTGTTGCGGTTGTGCCGCTGGTGCGTTTGAGTCCGTCGCGAACATGGAATCAAAAGTCGCATCAATCCCGCCGGGAGTTTCGCCTAACTGAACGATTCCGTTTGGGGCAATCTGGTCTACTTGTGACATTGTGTTTCCTCTTGTGAAGGAACACTCTTTACTGTCTTATTGCTTGTGACAATAGGATAGTGTTCTTTGTTATCTAACTTCTTTATCCAATTACAATTAGCACAAAGAAGTTGGAAATCGTTTTTAGAAATATTACCTTTTAAAATTTCTCGGTATAAACCATATCCACTTCTATGGGTATGGTTTCTTGGAACTCTCGCTCGATGAATGTGGTCAAGTTGTAAAGCACGAACATCTGAATCATATCCACAACGACAACATTTCATACCAAAAAGTTCTAGAATTCTTTGTCTTGCTTCTGGCGGATAAGTATATCCGCTATATGAAACTGGAAAGGTTGACACTACTTTCCGCCTACTCGCTCGATTTGTGCGTCGAGAGCTTTCCACGCCGCCAGTTCTTCTTGTTCAGCAGTCCTGACAGGGAGTGACCCAATCTGGGTGGCCTTGTTGACTTCGAGACGCAGCCAATTGAGCCAATAGATACCCGAAGTGAGGAAGTCCACTTCTCTGATATCCTTGATACCCGGAGTCCTCAAGCGCCCTTCGAGGAGAGCAGCATGACCTTCAGCTCTGTCGGCCAGAGCCTTGAAACCCGGATGGTACGCTAGGCTTGCTACGGATTCTTTCGTTTCCTTGTCCCACTTGACAAGGGTCCCTCTGTTTAAGGGAACAATCACGTATTCAGTTTTCTTGAACCATTTATCCCAGAACATTCCCTCTCCTCTACGTCGTTTTGATGGGGTCGATCGGTCCCCGCAATGCTCCCTTTTGAATCATCTGTTCAGGTGTATATACGTTCGGGTCGAAGTGATTCTCATGCCCGAGAAGATAGCGTGGGTCAAGGTTCATACCGTTTGAAGGAGGGAGACTCCCATCGTGGAAGTGTCCCTGATTCATCGCAAAGCCCTTGCCGACTTCATCGCCATTAGGCATTTTGAACCTTTACGCGCTGTGGCATATTGGCCTTATAGTCGCTTGCAGGACCCGGTTCCGGCTTATAGTTATACCGCCCAACCTTACCTGACGCACAACCATCGAAATCATATCCGCCAGTTGCCCATTCCGCAAAACCGCAACCAGCCTGAGGAGTCTTAATGGTCAGCTCGACAGACACGTCACCCGGATGCATTCCAGTCGATTGGAGTCCATCACCTGCTGGGCGACCTTCTGACATAAACTGACTTGCAAACTTCTCGCTAGAGCTTTCCATTTTATTCTCCTGAACCTGATGTACCGATGGCGTTTGCACCCATATCTTGGGCAAAGCCTCTCATGTGGTCGTTTTGCTTCCCGCCTGGGATTTGACCTTCAAACTGAGACTGTCGAGGGCGGCCTACTGGATGGACGGGTTCTGTACCCGGAGCCATTCCAAACATCGAGTCTGCGGTCTGAGCAAGATACTCTTCAGCTTGACGCTGGATATCTTCCCCATGTTGTCTGGATTCAGAAGCCGCTGGAACGCTATTCCCTGGTCTGAATTCTGGTTTCTTAATCTGTTCGATTGCAGCCTTGCTCTCAAACTTCAAGAGGTGGTCAAGAATGAACTGTTGCATCTGGGCGTTCTGTTGCTGCTGTGATTCCTGTTGAACTTCTTCGTCGCTCTTGAGAAGCCGATTAACGAACGGAATCTCCATGCAACGACCGATTTCTCTCAGGAACTCCCCTTGACGTGCATAGGGGGACTGCTGCGCTAGGTTGTAATAGGCCATCAGGTTCCGTTGTTTGACAACCTTACCTGTGGCGTAGTTAGCACCCACGAAATCGAATTCGTAGTTTCCGAGAAGGTCAGTCAGCTTCACCCGGCCCCACTTCGGAATGTTCGGAGGAGCATTGGTGATGGAGTACTCCATCTCATCTGTTCCGAACTGTTGAATCATACTAGATGCCATCTCGCAAAGAGGCTGAAGAATCTCGCTCTCAAAGCGTCGAATGAACATCTTGAACGTGTAGCCGCTCTGGTTGATAACCTGAGAGATGCCACTAGAAGTATCGTTACCACCAGTGTTGCCGATACCCTTTGCGTAGAAGTCTGAGATACCCGAACCCATTTCAATCATCGAGCGATAGAGGTCGAGAATCTGATAATCTTGTGCTCCGGGAGTGAAAGCCGGGAACGGGTAGAGAGCCTTTGACGGGTCTCCCACCACACCCACTTTACCTCCGGGAACGTTGCCCATATCGAGTTGGTCGTGGTCGATATCGACAGTCACGTCATAAGCGACGCGGCGATTAATATTGAGGTTCCAATTGTCAGTAATCATGTTCGTGAAGACATTAATGCCTTCACAAAGGTCACTGACAGTCTCGATTACTCCGATGCCGTAGGCGTCTCCTTTAACAGGTATATACGCCAAGTCGAGGATTGGGATTCGTTGATGTGCGAAAGGGTTAGGCCCGGTATACAAGAGAACGGGTGGTCCAGCATATACTCGCCGCTTGTAAGCACTGTAACTCGCGGAACGGTATTGGTAGCGACGGTCTTTCCATCCAATTGCGTCTGCATCTTCACCGAAAGTCACCTGCGTTACGGTTTTATTCGTATCGTCCCATAGTTCAGCGACGCGGATGATAATTCCATCACGGTCGAGTTCCCTGTACTGAGAAAGCTTCTTAGTAAGTTCATCCATTGCCTCCGGGAAATAAAGCTTTGGGTTATTCTCATACTGACGACGCATCTCACCCCAACTAACTTCAAACACATGGGCTTTCTGCTTCCCGTCAGGGTCAATCAAAAAATCAAAGATATCGATGGGGATAATCTTCGGGCAGTTCCGAGGGACCTTCTTTGTTACGAGCTGAGTCCCGATTTGAATAGGTTCCCCGGTCATCGGGTCTAGAACCGGGAGCTGGGCAGGGCTACCATCTGGATTCAAGATAGGCTGACCTGTGTGTGGGTCTATCTCGGGTTGCATCTGATAGATGGGCTCGGGCCCACTTACCGTGTCAGTGTCCCAATCCCAATCTACTTTAATACCCATGTGGCCGTAGATGCCACAATCTCGGATAGCGAGTTCGAGTTGTTTAATCCACGCGGCTTTCTTCAAGGTGCAGAGAAGCACCAACTGCATATTGAAAGCGCGCTCTGCGGTTGAACCCTTCGGCCTTACTTCAATAGGCGGGTCGATAGAGAAGAACGCATCATGAGTTTGTGCCACAACGATATCGACGTTCGATTTCGGGTATGGAACAAACGTATTAGAGCGGGGAGTAAGATTGTCCGGGAACATCCGGCGGTCGCGCTGACCAATATACTGCCGATAGAAATAAGAACGGCGTTGGTCATACGGACGGCGGAAGTTACGAAGACGCTGGAGTGTGTCGAGAGTCCACGTGGTCAAAACGTTCTTGTCTGTAACAAGACCGCCTTGAGTCCGGTTCATCTGAGTAGAAGCATTAGACGGGTCAGGGCTTTGAAAACCAAATCCGCCCTGTGGTCCAACACCCCCACCCGCAGCCATTTCACCTGTAATCGTGTTAGCCAAGGGCTATCCTTATTGAACCGAGAGAACCTTTACGTAAGCGTTTCCTGAACCCGCTGTGTTATTGAAGAACTGAAGACTGTCGCAAGAGGGACCGAGGTCAAATGTAGTCTGTGCGCCCGCAGGAATCAAATAGGAGTTAGCGGACGGAGCTTGGATGTTGGTGGAGAGACCGAAGCTCACGTTCATCGCTACAGTCGTGCTGATAACGATGATTCGATACTTAGAGAGAGTGATGAGAGCGCCAGTACCCGCCGCTGCGATAGTCTGAGCGAAATCGGTTTGGAGAGCGCCCGCCGAAGTATTCGACGGAGTAACATTTAGAATAGAAGCTTGCCTTGACATTGTTTTCCTTTATTGGACAAACGTTCCAGTTGGAAGTTGAGTAGGAGCTGTTGGCGTTGGCGGAACTTGTGCAAGCATTAAAGGCGCTACAACGTTCTTTACTGCCGGAAGACCGCCCTGAGTGTTTGCTGCTGCAAGAACCGAGAGCCACGTAAAACAAGTGACTGCTACTCCATCTACCGTTCCAACAACAGTGACCTGTGGGTCTGCTGAAGAACCGGGGAAATACGTGGCTGACTGTACGTTGTATGTATGTGCCATTACTCTTCAGTCCCGCAAACGTTTACGCGATATGTTCCAACCG